CTCAACTTAATGCATTTAAAGATACTAGATCAAAGTTTCTTGCTTTGTTAGATTCTTCAAATACTACATATAAAAATGCAAGGCGTGTATGGAGTGGTGATTCAGCAGTAATGGATGCTATGGAAGAAGGCAGGACAGTATTCAACAAAAGCCCTAAAGATGTTGACATATTGCTAAATGATATGAAGACAATGACTAAATCAGAACTTGAAGGTTTGCGTCTTGGGACTATGCAAAACCTTTTGGACAGAATAGGTGGGGCGCAAACTGCTGAAACTGTTGTTGGTGCAACTGGAAATCCAGCGTTGAAGATTATCAATAACCCAAAGAATTTAAGAATCATCAGAGAGACTTTTCCCAAAGATAAAGCTGGAGACAAGGCTTTTGGTCAATTCATCAAAAACTTGAAGACTGAAGTTGAGATGAAAAGCACTTCAAAACAAGTATTGCAAGGCTCACAAACTGCTGAACGAACCCAAGCAATTCAAGATGTTCGGGCTGGCGGTAAAGCTATGCGAGAAATGCCCGTAATGAGTATTCAAGGCATTCTGACTAGGGCATTGCAAAGAGATTATGCGAACTTGGGTGATGAACAAACTAGGGCTGTTGCCACTGAAATGGTTAGAATTTTGACAGCAACAGACCCTAAGAAGTTACAAAAAATTGGCAAAGAATTGTCTGGTCGCAGTCTTTACGATGTAATTAGTAAAGATGTTCCCGAACTTTTACCAGCTTTAGGTAGGACTATTTTGAGTCCATCATCTGTTGGCGTTATGTCTGGTACAGCAGCACCAAATATCCAAAATGCAGCAGGCTTGTTCTCAACCCAATAGGAGTAAGAAATTGATCCAATCAGTATTTGTCTTCTTGCAGCAGGCTTGGTCAAAAACATCCAAGCTGGTTGTGAACTCTATAAGCAAGCTAAAGAGCAGTTTGTCTCTATTAAACGCACTGCCGATGAAGTTATTGCCATTGGCAAAGAGGTTAAAGGATTTTGGGGTTCTCTGCGTAAACTATTTGGCGGTAGCCCCAAGCCTCAAACTGCAAAGTCTGTGGCAAAGGCTAGTAAGTCAGAGTATGTCAATGTTGATGAAACTCAAGTCAAAACAGAAATAGTAAAGAATTTAAGTGAGTTCTTCAAGTTGCAGTCTATGCTTGAGGAACACATAAGGGAAGCTGAAGAGAAGTCTAGAACTGTAGTCTTTGATGAAGATGTGAACCTGATGGAAGAAGCCCTAAACAGGGTTCTTGCACAGCAGGAGATGGATAGGTTGGTAGTTCAGATCAGAGAGTGCATGGTCTATCAGTCTCCACCTGAGATGGGTGCTTTGTATTCTGAAGTGTTCAGCATGAGGGACATCATTGCTGAAGAACAAGCAAAAGCAAGGAAAATGCGGGATGCAGAACAATGGCAACGAAAGGAAAGAGAGCGCCTCCTAGCAGAAAAGCAAGCGTATCTTCTAGTGACTATCCTTTGCCTCCTCTATATATGGCTTCTGATAGGGTTCATAAGCAAGATTGGGAGAGCGTAGTGGGATGGATTGCTGCTTGTTTGCTTGTAATAGTGTTGTTGCCTATTTTGGGTATGCTATACATAGATGTTTTGCAAGCCAAGCATGAAGCCAAACAACAGCAGGAAAAAGTGCAAAAGCTGATTAAACAACTTGAAAGGGAGAAGCAGGAATGAACATTTACTGTATTTGGGGTTTATCAGTTTTGTTGGTGTTGCTAGTGGGTTGTGATGACCGCTACCGCTATCCTTGCCAAGACCCAAACAATTGGGCTAATGCTGAATGCAAGCCCCCAATTTGTACCGCATCTGGCACTTGTCCAGATATGTTAGTTAAACCAGAGGAGAAGAAGTAATGGCAACCATTGGATATAAACCAAACAGCCGCCTGACAGCAGATGAGATTGAGGTCAGAGTATGGGCATTCGTCATTGTGGTCTTGGTGAGCATTTTGTTGGCTTCTATGGGGATGTTCTTGTACTCAGTTTCGTTTGTTACTCAACCAATGAACGGCAGTATGGCGGCAATAGACAAGGTGTACACCCAACAGATTAGCACCATCATGGTGTTCATCACTGGTGTACTTGGTGGTGTAGCTGGTAGGTCTGGAGTCAAGGCAATAGCAACTGCTACAGCCAAGGCAGAAGCCACTGACACTGATGAACCCCCAAAGCCATGAGCCTGTTTAATCCTTGGGTCTTGCTAGGCATTCTGATGGCTGTTTTGGGCGCTTTTAGCGGTGGTTATTACAAGGGTAGCGAGGATGAGAATGCTCGGCAACAGGCTGAAATAGCCTCTTTGAATGCCAAGGCAAGGGAGACTGAGAAGAACATGGTAAACGTAGCAAACACCTATGCTGAAACTTTAAGGAAGTCACAAAATGCTGCTAGAACTAAAGAAACTAAGTTGCGGGCTGATGTTGCCTCTGGTGCTTTGCGCCTGTCAATCCCCACCCAAAGCCCCGTATGTTCCACCTCAGTTACCCCCGTTGCCGTTGGAGATAACGCTGGAGAAGCACGAACCGAACTTAGTGGACAGGTTAGTGAGGCTCTTATCGCCATCGCCAGCGAAGGAGACTCAGCAATTAGAAAACTCAACCAGTGCATCCAAACCTACGAAACCCTGAAAGGAACAAAATGAACTTATCTGCCAACTTTACCCTCAAAGAATTAACAAAATCTGACACTGCTACCCGTCTTGGTATCGACAATACACCTGATGATGAGGCATTGGAGAACCTAAAGACTCTTTGCGAAAAAGTGCTTCAGCCTGTGCGTGAACATTTTGGTACGTCTGTTACTGTTAACTCAGGTTATCGTAGCCCTGAGTCCAATGCGGCTGTTGGCGGGTCTAAGACCAGCGATCATTGCAAGGGTCAAGCTGCTGATATAGAGATTGTTGGCGTTGCCAATGCTGATCTAGCCCAATGGATTATGGACAACTTGGACTATACACAGCTTATCCTTGAGTTCTACACACAGGGTATCCCTGATTCGGGTTGGGTTCATGTGTCGTATGACCCTAACAACCTCAAGAAGCAGGAAATGACTGCTGTCAAGGTGGCAGGGAAGACTCAGTATCTGAATGGACTACAGGCTTAATCTGCCGCCTACAGAAGTGTTTAGGGGTGAGGTGTTCGTACAAGATCACCTCACCGCACTTCTCGCATAACCAAGCATGACCCATATCTACAGTAGTGGTGGTGTTCCTGTTACCACCTTTTGCCCTGCCGTAGAAGGTTCTTATCTTACGAATCATTTCTTGTTGAACTCGGCGTAAGCATCAGCAAACTTTGCTTTTTCTTCCTGTTGGCAGATGTATTTAAACTTTGCGAGGGCAAGCCACATTGCTGGTACTTTACGACACGCCCAAGCATCGTTTGCTTTGTCTATAGCAAAGTCAGGCATAAGGAATCCAGCTTGCCTAGCAAGGATTACCAATTCAATGTCTGGTTTGTAGGACTCCATCTCTTTAGGAGTCATCATTGCGTCAGGTGTCATTTGCTTGATTTCGCCCGTGAATAGACAGTAACTTGCTGCTTAGATTCAAGACCAATTTTAGCTTGTGCAGCATGACCCCATGCCCTGCCTTGAGCAATCATCCTGAGTTCCTTGTCCCTTGTCCAGATTGATGGAGTGCCATCATTCCAATCAAATACATTCTTTGGCTTATTCATGCTTGTCCCCTTGCAAATCTACTGTCTTTTAAAAATGATCTCAGCCACTTGCCTTTGCCCAACTTGACCCATTCTTTGTACTCACTCTCGGTTAATTTGGCGCTTACGCCTCGCCCATTCTTTGTCATCTCTTTTCTTAATCTTGACACTGGTGTTTCTTTCATGTCTTCATATCCCTGATGTAAACAGTCAAACTGTCAATAGTGTCTTTACCAAAGCCAGTTAGCTTCTCAACCTCTAGAGCCACTTCCTCTATGACTTGATCTCTATAGGGGTTGGTTGATATGGTTGCTTGCACAGCCCGTTTACGCCACAAACTACGCTTCTCCATCTCGTTAAATCCCTCATCTTCATCTGTCATTCTTTACCCTTTTCTTGATGTGACTTACAACAATGATTCGTTGAATCTTCTTGCACATATATCTGTTGTCATGTGTTTTAGTCCACTCGCACACTGGACACTTGACTACTCGTCTACTTTTTTGTTTAGTAGGTACAACACAAACCCTGTGCAGACTAATATTCCCAAGGCGAACCCGAAAACTCCCATCACTAGTACCCAAAATACTGTTTCCCACATTGGTCTTCTCCCTTGGTTTGAAATCTAACGAATCAAAGTACATCAGCGATGCAGCACAAGCTACAGCAATGACAAACTTGATGAGCGTATTCATTTGCTTTCAGCAGCCAGTAGGTCGAGTTCAAGGGACTTCATCTGGTCTTGAAGAATATTCATCTCTTGTTCCATCTGAGTAATCTTCTTCTCCAGACGCTTTCTCGTCATGCTCTCTGCATGGCTCCACCCAATTACAACTGCTTGATTAGCAACCTTGGTTATTAACTCTTTCATGTCAGACCTTGAAAGAATGCCACCAGCGTAGCAAGCTGGCACAAACTTCTGTGCAAGTTCTGCAATCTCTGTCTCTATAGTCATGCTGTTTCTCCTTGTGGTTGTGGGGTATGCCATGCAGACTGCAAGGCGGTGAAGTTCATAGGCTCAACTGTGACAGTGGACAGGAACAAGCCCTTTCCATGCAGCTTGCGCCCCCAATCGTCTGTAGCCTTGGTGTTGGTCAACTCTTTACGCTTAACAGCGTTGTAGACGCTTGTAGCCTTGTAGCCAGCCTCTACCAACTCATCCATCGTGCGATGCTCTTGGCAGAAGTCTTGAAGGTCGGTCATTGTTCCCTCGCTTTCAGCATTGCGTCTGCAATTTTGTAAGCATCTTCAGCAATTAGGTTTTTATTACCCTGATCAAAATCATCTCTGCCTTCTGAATTTCTATCTTCAGCATCAGGACAATCTGGATGGTAATAGTCACCCATCCAATATTGATAGCAGATTGGCATAGCCTTTGCCGCAAAGTAATCCCGCAAGGTCATGCCCTTGGGATTTTCTTTGCCATCTTGGGTGATGTAATCAATAGATGGGAATGCTAGTGGGTTGTTCATGTTGCCCACCATGAAGCCAAGAGGACTGCAAAGCCAATGCCGATAGCAATGGCGGTGAGAATGTCGGGGATTGATTCTTTCATGTTGTCTCCTTAAAGTTGGG